ACTAACACTTGGGAATACAAGACAATCACAATCCCAGTTGACACAGCAGTTACGTGGCTATACGACACTGGTATTGGCCTTAATTTAACTTTTGCCCTAATGTCAGGTACAACCTGGCACACCACAGCAAACACATGGGCTGCTGGTCAATTCTTCACAACCGCAAACCAAGTCAACGCGCTGGACTCTACTTCCAACACCTTTAAAATCGCATTAGTACAACTAGAAGCTGGCTCGGTTGCTACATCATTCGATGTGCGGAGTGTTGGGACTGAGTTGGCGTTGTGTCAGAGGTATTTTGAGGTAACAGGACAATTATACGGAACCCCTGCTACAGGGGCTTACTATGGATATATTACTTGGTCCTTCAGCGTAGCTAAACGAGCTGCCCCAACAATCACCTACTCAGCTACATCTAATGTTACTACCGGAAGCATAGGCATTACGTCTGTGAACGCTTACCGTGCAGCACCGACCAATCCGCTAATACATACCGATTCAACTGCCTCTGCGGAGCTATAAGAGATGTACAAACTAAACCAAAACTCAGTAGCAATTACCCGTCTTCAAGACGGTGCGAGCATTCCTGATGACGTGCAAAATACAGATTATGCAGCGTATCTCGAATGGCTCGCAGAGGGCAACACGCCGGAAGCCGCCGACCCAATACCTGAGCCAGTACCCGCCCCTACGCTCGTAGAGCAAATCATGGCAAGCCCCGATGACCTTGCAGCACTCAAAGCAGCATTGGGGCTGTAAACGTGTTTTTCAGTTTGGGGCAATTCGCTAGGGAAATAAAGTCGGCGCTACAAAGGTTTATTAAATACCTCAGGAACCACTAAGATGGCCTTATTTGAAAAGGATACCCTAACTGACCACGTAGGTACTTACCGTACGTTGTCGTTGTACCGGGAACTGAACACCTCTAACCTAGAGCCCGTGCTTACCCTAAAGGAAGTCGACTATGAGTACAAAGGACGAATCCTCCCGAGTCTCCACAGGATTTACATGGACATCGCGGACCCCACGGAGTACGAAGTTGCTATGCAAGTCTTTGGCTCGTGGAGGTGCTGGAACCGTCAGCTTAACTCTAAAGTCATCATTGAACACATTACTGAATGGCGAGACCAATTGGAAGTCAAACTCCGCTCAGACGCAATCAGAGCTATCACGGCAGCTTCTATGGAATCTGGGACTAAGGGGGTAGGCGCAGCTCGGTACATCGCAGAGCGTGGATGGGAGAAGCGTGCAGGGCGACCCACTAAGGGCGAGATTGAACGGCAGAAGAAGATTCATGCCGGTATCAACGGAGCTGTTGAAGACGATGCCGAGCGCATGGGTGTACATTAGTGGCGAGTCAAGCATCTGACAAAGTAGACCGTATTCGGAAGAAAGCAGAAAGCAGCCTGTTTGCTTTTGCTAAGCTTATGAACCCCCGCAGACTCTACGGGACAATTCATAAGGAGATTTTTGAGTGGTTAGGAAAGGAATCTTGCGACCTGAACCAGCTCCTCTTGCTCCCTCGGGGCCATATGAAGTCTCACTGCTTGGCTGTTTACGCAGCTTGGCAGGTTACCGTAGACCCTGCTACGACTATCCTGTACATGTCGGCAACATCTACGCTGGCAGAACAGCAGCTTTACTCAATCAAGGGAATGCTAGACTCCGATATCTATCGCCGCTACTGGCCAGAGATGCTTCAGCGAGATGACGGAAAGAGAGAGAAATGGACAAACACATCGATTTCAGTTGACCACCCTGAACGGAAGGCAGAGGGGGTCCGCGACCCAACCATTGCCACTGCGGGGCTTACGACGAATACTGCGGGATGGCATGCTAGTATTATTATTCCTGATGATGTGGTTGTGCCTGATAATGCCTATACAGGCGAGGGTCGTAGAAAGTGTGCAGCGGCTATGTCACAGATATCCAGTATTAAAAATGCTGGTGGAAAGATTAAGGCGTGCGGAACCAGGTACCACCCTAAAGACCAATACTCAATTTGGAAAGAACAAGTAGAACCTATCTACGACGACAACGATGAGCTTATTGGCGAAAGTCCCATCTGGGAAGTCATGGAACGTGTAGTAGAAGTTGACGGAGAATTTCTTTGGCCTCGGTCGTCTAGAACTGACCAGAAGCAATTTGGATTTGACATAAGGGTTCTCGGACGTATCAAGGGTGAATACACAGACAAGACTCAGTTCTTTGCACAGTACTACAACAACCCGAACGATACAGAAACACGAAAGATAGACCCGTCTCTGTTTCAATACTACGACCAGAAGTTCATGATTCAGAAGGAAGGGCTTTGGCACTTTAAAGAAAGACGCCTAAAAGTGTACGCAGCTATCGACTTTGCTTTTTCTATGCAGCGTAAAGCTGACTACACGGCACTCGTTGTAATTGGGATTGACTACGAAAATAATATTTATATTTTAGATATTGATCGTTTTAAGACCGAGGGTAAAATCTCAGTTTACTTCGAGCATATCCTTCGTTCATACCTGAAGTGGGAGTTTCGTGTCTTACGGGCAGAAGTAACAGTTGCACAGAAAGCGGTAGTTAACGAGCTTAAGGAAAACTATATTAGGACTAACGGGCTTGCTCTTAAAATTGATGAACATAGACCCTCAAGGCACGAAGGCAATAAGGAAGAACGTATGGACGCCACCCTTGAACCCAGATATGCTAACAGGCAGGTTTGGCATTACAAAGGCGGTATGTGTAGTGTCCTTGAGGAAGAATTGATGCAGGCAAAACCCGCCCATGATGATGCGAAAGACGCACTTACAGCAGCCATTGACATTGCGGTACCCCCCCGGGGCAACTTTGCAATACGCGAAAATGTGATACCTTTTAAGAGCCACAAGAAATTCGGGGGGGTGAGTTTTCAATGAAAACCTGTAAGACCTGCAAGGAGACTAAGGAGCTCTCTGAGTATCACAAGGGTAATGCAGAAGGTTTGCTTCGTACAGTGTGTAAAACGTGCCATAGGGAACAATGCAAAAAATACTATGCAGAAAACAAAGCTGTAAGTAATGCACAAACCAAAAGATACTATGTAGAAAACAAAGCTGCAATGAAGGCATGGGCTAAAAAGTACCGTGCAGAAAACAAAGCTGCAATTGATGACCATAATAAAAAATACTATGTAGAAAACAAAGCTGCAATTAATGCCTATAATAAAAAATACTATGTAGAAAACAAGGCCGCATTTAAGGCATGGGGTAAAAAGTACCGTGCAGAAAACAAAGCTGCAATTGATGCCCAGCGTAAAAGATACTATGTAGAAAACAAAGCTGTAATTAAGGCACGGAGTAAAAAGTGGTCACAAGCTAATCCTGATAAACGAAGTGCCTCCGCCGCAGTCTATAAGAAAGCTAACCCTGACAAAATAAGTGCGCTAAACGCCAAGCGTAGAGCCAGTAAACTGCAAGCGATACCAGCTTGGTTCGATAAAGAAGAGGTGAATCATATTTACAAGCTAGCGAAGGCGCATAATTTAGTCGTGGACCATATGGTGCCCCTAAATTCAAATCTCGTATGTGGCCTACATACGGCGGATAATTTACGTTGCGTACATTCTTCAGTGAACGCGTCTAAGGGCAACAGACACTGGCCCCAAATGTGGGAAGCTCATCATGGCCAATAGCGTCGTAGAATTAGAGGGCATACTCGGAGACGGCTCCCAGCTAGCTAAATCTATAGTTAGCATGTACGAACGCCTCCGTACCCAAAGAGACGAGAAGGTAGCAGAGTGGAAAGAAGCCAGGAACTATATCTTTGCCACAGACACCCGGACTACCTCGGTAAACGAAAGCACCTCTTGGCGCAACAGTACCACGATTCCTAAGCTAACCTCTATCCGAGACAACCTACACGCTAACTACATGTCTGCACTATTCCCGAATGACAATTGGCTACTTTGGGAAGCCTACACCGAAGACTCTAACGACCAAGCCAAACGCAAAGCCATTCACGCGTATATGGATAACAAATGTCGCGAAGGCGGTTTTAGAGAAACAATGTCGAGCCTAGTCTACGATTATATAGACACTGGTAATGTTTTCGGCGGGGCTGAGTTTGTGTCGGAGTATACCGTCGATGAGAATACGGGCGAAAAGATTCCAGGTTTCATCGGCCCTCGGGTAACCCGTACCAGCCCGTACGACCACGTATTTGACCCTACGGCTACATCGTACCAGAACTCCCCGAAAATCACTCGGTACATCAAGACTATCGGGGACCTTATCAGCGATGCCGAGTCTAAGCCCGAGTTAAGTTACAGTGCAGAGATTGTCGCCAAGGTACAAAAGACCCGCTCGACCCTGCAAACCTTCTCAGTCATGGACCTGGACAAAGCCGAGGGATATACCTTCGACGGCTTCGGGTCCTTGTCCGAGTACTACACTTCAGGGTACGTGGAAATCCTAGAGTTCGAGGGGGATGCCTACGACCCAGAGACAGAGACGTATCTCAAGGACTACATCGTCACGGTTGTCGACCGTCAGTGGGTAGTCCGTAAGGAAGCTAATCCCTCGTGGTTAGGTAAAGCTGCCCGTGCCCATGTAGGGTGGCGTGAGCGCCCTGATAACTTGTATGCGATGGGACCCCTTGATAACCTAGTGGGTATGCAGTACAGACTTGACCACCTTGAGAACCTCAAGGCAGATGCCATGGACTTAGCAGTACATAGCCCCTTGGTTATCAAGGGAGATGTAGAGCCCTTTGTGTATGAGCCTTTTGCTCAGATTCGGATACCCGAAGATGGCTCCGTCACTCGCTTACCTGCGGACAATGCAGTGTTTCAAGTCAACAATGAGATTGGCTACTTGATGTCCATCATGGAAGAGATGGCAGGGGCACCCAAGGAAGCCATGGGTATACGGACTCCAGGTGAAAAGACTAAGTTTGAAGTGCAACAGCTACAGAATGCCGCTGGTCGTATCTTCTTCAGTAAGACTTTTAAGTTTGAGTTGTTCGTGGAGAAAATCCTAAACATGATGCTAGAGTTAGCTCGTCGTAACATGGACGGAGCTGACGTAGTACGTGTTATGGATGATGACCTTGGTGTTGAAGAGTTTATGAGTGTTGTCAAAGAAGACATCACGGCCAAGGGTAAGCTCCGACCCGTAGGCGCTCGTAACCACGCTGCACGGGCTCAGATGGTACAGAACCTAACTACCCTGTCCAACACACCTATCTGGCAACAGATTACCCCACACGTCAGCACAATCGCACTGGCGAAGCTCATCGAGGGCTTGCTGGACCTAGAGCGTTTAGCTTTGATTCGAGAGAACGTGGCTATCTTTGAACAGGCAGACCAACAGAAACTAATTAACTCCGCTAAGGACAACGTAGACGTAGAGAGCATGACCCCTGGCGTACAAGGCGAAGCTCCACCCCAAGAGGTACAAGGTTAATGGCTAAGAAGAAAATTCTCAAGGACTTGGTATACGGCGGGAAAGTAAAGGATGATGAGAAAAAGCCCAAGCCTAAGCTCAAAGCTAAGTCTGTAAAAATGACAGTCAGGGACTAACATGGCTTCAGTCCGATGGACCTCTCACTTGCCTGTACCTGAGCAACAAGATTTTACCGTACAGGTATACGGGTCGAAGAACGTACTCAAGCGCCTAGCTGAAATTGTCCAAGAAGACTACAACGTATCAGACAAGGAGATGCACAAACGAGCCACTTTTATTGATGCGTCATGGCCCTACAAGCAAGCCTATGAACTTGGATATCAAAAAGCCCTTAGCACAGTTCTAACATTACTCAAGGTATAATTATGGTTGACCAAACCTCGACATCGATTTTTGAAGCCCCCCCGGAGACCCCGGAGGATACTACCCCCGCCCAAAGCGCAGACCCAGTAGCTACCCTGCTTGCTGGCATCTTAGCAGAAGACGGTCGCCAAAAGTACGCTACAGTCGAAGAGGCTATTAAAAGTGTAGGTCATTCTCAAGAGCATATTCGTAGGCTCGAACAGGAAGCCGCTGCACTTAATGAAGAAGTAGCTCGACGTAAATCGGCTGAAGAAGTACTTACGGAACTACAGGCCACTAAATCTTCGGAGACGACCCCCTCCCCTGAGTTAGATTACAGCCAAATTGAACAGTTCATTGATCGGAAACTAACAGCTACGGAACAAAGTAAAGTTGCCTCTGGAAATACAGCTAAAGTCATCGAAGCCATGACTGGCAAATTCGGTGACAAGGCAGAAGAGGTTTTTCTTAAAACTGCACAGGATTCCGGCATTTCGATAAACCAACTTAATGCGCTAGCAGCTTCCTCCCCTTTGGCAGTTCTGAAATTAGCCGGTGTAGACCAAGCAGTCTTTTCAAACACTGCACGAAGCACCGGTAGTGTAAACCCAGGGTCCCTAACGCCCTCGACGCAACAGCCAAACTTAGTAGTCCCTGCGGGGGCATCTAAGGATATCTACATGGCAGCGTGGAGAGCAGCGGGACAAACGTAATCTTAGGAGAGATTAAATGTCTCAAAACACAGGTAATACTACTGCCTTCATCGAAGCGGAGCAGTATTCTAAATTCATCCTGGCCAACTTGCCAGACCAGTTGCTGCCTGAGTCTTTTGCTCGGGACGTCAGCGACTTCGCATCGGGTACTACTCTCAACATCAAGTCGGTTGGTTCAGCCACCCTGCAAGACCTTGAGGAAGATACGGAACCGACCTTTAACGCTATCGACACCAGCACCGTTACGCTGACTATCACCGATTGGAAGGGTGATGCTTGGTTCGTATCGGACAAGCTGCGTGAAGATGGCTCTCAGGTTGAGCAGCTTGGTGCTATGCGTGCCATGGAGGCCACTCGGGCCATTGCTGAAGCCCGGGAAACCGACTACTTTATTGCTGCTGAAGCAGGTCAACGTGTAGCCACTACTGCTACTGCGTTGGGTCTGATTAACGGTCGTCCACATGAGTGGGTTGCCGGTGGTTCTGGCGGTACTAATCGCCACATGACCCTGAGTGACTTTATCGGTATGAAGTTGTCATTTGACAAGGCCAATTCTCCGCAAGCTGGTCGTGTTGCCATCGTTGACCCGATTGTCGAGGCTACTCTTAACGGCCTTACCAACATTGTTAACGTCAGCAACAACCCGATGTTCGAAGGTATGGTTACGACGGGCTTTGCGTCTAATCATAAGTTCATCCGTAATATCTTCGGGTGGGACATCTATACGTCCAACTTCTTGCCTACGGAAGGTACTGCCTTGACTCTTAACGCCTCTGCATACGGGCTGGCAAACGACGACACGGTTGCCGGGGACAAGGCCAGCATCTTCATGTGCGTCCTTGACGATAGCTGCAAACCGATGATGACCGCTACTCGTCGTCAACCTAAAACCGTAGGGTGGCGTGATGACCCCCTTGAGCAAGATAAGTTCAAGGTGTCAACTCGTTATGGTTATGGCACTCAGCGTTATGACACCCTCGGTGTTATCTGGGTCGACGCCCTCACGTATTAAAGGAGTATAAGGTATGTCACGCGAAGCAACTACTGGACGGGGTGGCGTTTTCTCCCACTTTGGTCCTCGGACTACAGACGAGAAAAGAGGTGGCGTTGTCGACGCTGGTGGCCGTAAGAAGCAAGTTGTGTATAAGTTCTCTTATTCAGACTTGCCTCGGGGCAGTACCGACCTAGCTAATGTGGAAATTCCCATTGGCGCAATCATCACCGAGGTCTCTTGGAAAACCACGACGGCGTTTGCGGGAGGTACGAGCTACGACGTTGGCTTGGAATCGTCTGCACAGTCGGCCCTTGATGCAGATGGTGTCTTTGATTTGTTGGCACTGACCGACATCGATGCGACCCCACCTGCAACCTCGTTCCTTCTGTCTAGCCTACATGCTGGTACCAACTCAGGTGTTGTCCTGGGTCAGCACCTACTTGTCGCTCAACAATTGATGGTCGTCGCTACCGGTACGTTTACTGCCGGTGAAGCTACCGTTACTATTGAGTACATGGCCTAAATAACCCCGGGGGAGGGACTGCAAACCTCCCCCAACCCTTAAAGAGATGCCCCTAGGGAGGATAGTAAAATCGCCATTGAACACAACGTCATAGTTGACGCAGAGCGACACGAGCCGAAAGGAGCCTCTACGGCTGTTATCGGTTCCGTGTACGTCTCTGACGGGGCTACAAGCGGGACATGGACCTTCGTGCCCATGACTCTACACACGACCATCACGGACATCTCTACGGCAGCGGGTAGCGTTGTATACATCCCCTTGCCCTTTGAGGGGACAGTTACGTCTATCTACTCCTGTATTAGCGGGGCCATTGGGACAGCAGATGCAATCCTTACTGCCAAGATAAACACCACGGCCATTACCACCGGAGCTATTACGGTGGCAACTGCGGGGTCAGCAGCGGGGGTCGTGGATACAGTGACTCCCACGGGAGCCAATTCATTCACAACAGGTCAATACCTGACCATTGAAACTAACGGGGCAAGCACTAATACCGTGTCCGCAGCTATCACATTCTATGTCACAAGGACTAGCTGATGCCTAAGATGACAGTCCTGGCTATGGTGCAAGATATCCTGTCCGATATGGACTCGGATGCAGTGAACTCTATCGACGATACAGTAGAGGCCCTTCAGGTAGCACAGGTTATTAGAACAACCTTTTACGAAATTCTGGACGGGGTAGACGTATGGCCCCACCTAGAGACCCTTGTACAGCTAGAAGGCTTGGCCCTTACGGCCAAACCTACGCATATGAAACTCCCCGAGACTCTCTCGTACATTGAGTGGATTAAGTATAACAAGCGTAAAACAGGGGATACCAGGGATAAGTACCTGGATGTAATACGGATGGACCCCTCAGACTTTATGACTTACATCAACCAGAGAGATACCTCGGCAACTGCTAACACCGTTGTCACAGACTTCAGTTCGGTTAGCTTAATCATACGCAATAACTACGCCCCTACGTACTGGACATCTTTTGACGATGAGTACATTGTCTTTGATTCGTACGATTCAGGTATAGACAGCACCATGATTTCTTCCAAGACACAGGCACAGGGCCCTCGGGACCCCGGGTTCACCTTGTCCGATACCCACATTCCAGACTTACCTGCTAATGCTTTTAGTTACTTACTTGCAGAGTCTAAATCAGTCTGTTTCAATTCACTAAAGCAGGCAGCTAATGCCAAAGAAGAGCAGCGGTCTAAGCGTCAACGTTACAGACTGTCTAACTCTAAAGGCAGGGTCGACAGAAATATCACGTTTCAAGGGTACGGGAGAAAACGATGACGCAACAAGCAGGAGTCCCTAAGGTACCCGTGATTGCTATTAAGCCGCAAACTAATCTGTACCACGTTTACTTCACGGAAGGAGGGGCTTTACCTCAAAACCTTAAGGGTCTTTTTGTGTCTCGTAAAGATGCAGAAACTCAGCTCAACATTTGGCTTAACGCTAATAACACTGGCAAGGTAAAAAGCTAATGCCCCTTCAAGGTGGAACTAAGGAATACAATACTTTTGTAAAAGGCATCGTTACGGAAGCCTCGGCATTGTCGTTTCCTGAAAATGCCTCCAAAGACGAAGATAACTTTCAACTATACAGGGACGGCTCTCGACAGAGACGTTTAGGTTGTGACTACGAATCCCTACACGTCAAGCTTGATACCGGACTTACGTCAAGTGTAATGTCCACCGCATCTGTACGCGAGTTTAGATGGGACAGTCCAGACAATAATCCAGCTTTAAGTGTTGGAGTTATTCAGGTCTATAACCAACTTTGGTTTGTAGATATGCAAAAAACAACCTTCTCTACTAATGTTCTTAACGGGGGTGTTGCCCTTACGATACCGGGATTATCCAGCGACCCTGTACAGTTTGATTCTGTCAACGGAGTCTTAGTGTGTGCGAATAAAAACGTGGACCCGTTCTACATTACATACAATCAGTCTAACAACACAGTCACCTCAACAAGCATAACACTCAAGACTCGGGATTTCTGGGGCGTAACGGATAACCTAGTCGTCGATGAAAGACCGAGTAGCCTGACACCAGAACACGAATATAACTTATATAACCAAGGGTGGCTATCTGCTAACATAGTTACCTTCAAGGCAGATACAGGTTCAGTGCATCCCTCTAATGCTGACATACAGTACTTAGGCAAGGATTCCGCTGATGCGTTTGATGCAGCCCTCTTAAAGAAACAGTTTTTCGGCACTGGTGATGCGGCTAAGGGTAGATTCATAGTTGATGTTTTTAGCCGGGGGGTCTCACGTAATACACTCTCGGGCTTAACTACGCCGCTTGATACAGAAACAGGTAGACCCTCTACAGTGAGCTCGTATGCTGGACGTATGTTCTACGCGGGTATAAATTCCAACATCTCAGCCCCTACAAGTCGCTCCCCTAAGCTGTCAGGTACAATCTTTTTTAGTAAAATAATCACGATAAATGACGATTTTGATCGTTGCTACCAAGAGGCAGATCCCACCTCGGAGCATGTATCGGACATAATTGATTCAGACGGGGGTTTTATCAATATACCTGAGGCAAGCAACATTCTTAAGCTTGTGGCTACCGAGAGAAGATTAGTTGTAATCGCAGAAAACGGTGTATGGGAAATCTACGGGGATGTAGGAGGCTTCTCGGCAACGTCGTATCAGGTTTCCAAGGTTACAGATATAGGGTGCATCAGCCCTCGGTCTGTTGTGTATGCTGAAGGGAGCCTCCTCTACTGGGCACAAGGCGGAATTTACTCCTTGGATGTAGACAAAGACTCTGATAGATTAGTATCTACCAATTTAATTGAAACAACAATACAAACCTTGTACAACAGTATTCCCGGTACAGCCCAATCATATGCAACAGGGGCCTTCGACCCAGCTAATAGAAAAATAACTTGGCTGTACAATGACTCCAGTACATTCAATGGCACTACGTACACTTACAAGGCCAACCGTGTGTTGGTTTTAGATGTGGCCTTAAAAGCGTTCCATACACGTACTTTTCAAGAGCTGGTTACGGATGGCCCATACGTTGTGGGTACCCTGATATCTCAAAACTTTATATCTGCTGACTATACAGAGTCCGTCGTTGTAAACGGGGAGTTAATTACGGCAGACTCAGTAGAAGTTCAAGCAACAACTTCAGGAATAGCTACAAGAGCCTCCTCTACTAAACACGTTGTTATAAAGCCAAGCTCGACGGGTACCTTCCGCTTAACTTTTGCAGAGTACAACAATACAAATTTCTTAGATTGGTTTACGGACGATACTATCGGACTAGACGCAGCAGCATATATGGAAACGGGCCAAGAGCTTTTCGGGGATACGCAACGTCTTAAGCAGGTCCCATACATAACCTTTCATCTTAAACGTACGGAGACGGGGTTCACAGCTAGCGGCACAGACCTTCTACCCGTAAATACCTCTAGTTGCCTAGTGCAGGCTCGTTGGGACTTTTCTAACCACATTAACAGCGGCAAGTTTGGTACTGCGTTTCAGGTATACAGGCTTAAAAGGCCGTATCAGCCTCAGGATGTAAACGATAACTTTGACTATGGGCAGTCAGTTATCACTACAAAAAGTAAACTACGTGGCAGAGGCAGAGCCTTGGCCCTACGGATAACCACAGAAGCTGGAAAGGATTGTCATCTACTTGGGTGGGGCTTGCAATACAATATGGGAAGCTTAGTATGAAGTACGCTAAGGAGTCTTTTGCAGATGTTATTGAAGAGATTAAGCCCCTGCTTAAGCGCCATTGGCATGAAATTGCCGTGAACAAAGATAAGATCCCCTTTGACCCTGACTATGATAAGTACGAGGGGCTTGAGGAGAAGGGTATCTTGGACATCTTTACTGCCAGAGACGATGAAGATACTTTGTGTGGATACTGTATTACGTTTACACTACCACACTTGCACTACAAGACTACTGTGGCAAGTGCCGTGGACATCTTGTTTGTGGCCCCTGAGCATCGCGGAAAGATGACGGGAGTAAGGCTTATAGCCTTTACAGAAAAGAAATTAAAAGAACAAGGCACGGCTTTCTTAACGCACCATGTCAAGCCAGCGCATAATTTTAGTCCAATTTTAATCCGTCAAGGCTATGCTCAACAAGAGCTAATCTTCGGAAAGTACATAGGGGTTTGACATGGCTTTTACAGGAACCGCAGTAGCTGCGTCTAGCTTCGCCACTACAGCAGCAGTTGTAGGAACAGCAGTTTCCGTTGGCAGCGCAGTCATGGGGACCATGGCTAAGAAGAAGGAAGCAAAAGCTCAGAACCAAGCACAAGCCGCTCAAAACCAGCAGCAAGAAGAACAAAACGAAGCGCAGATTAGAGCCAATGAGGAGGATTTTGCAGCGCAAACAGAGGCCAGTGACGCTAGGTTTGCTTCTCAGACAACTGCTAATGAGCAACAAGCTCGGGCCAATGTAGAAACTTTTCGCCTACAAGAGCAAAGCAATACGGTTCAGCAAGCAGGGTTAGCAGAGAACAACCGGCTAAAGCAAAGACAAGCTAACATCTCAGCTCAACGTCAAATTGTAGGCAGCATTCGAGCAGCCCGTATTCAAAACGCACAGATTGAACAAGGGGCTGTTAACTCCGGTACCCAGGGGTCCTCGGGACAGCTAGGTGCCAAGGGTTCTATCACGTCACAACTAGCCGCTAACCTAGGGTACGGTAACAAGCAACTAGGTATTGCCAGGGAGTTAGGGGCTAACGAAGAACGTACGCAGGGTCTTTTAGGTCAGCTTAACGTAGATGTAGCCAACATTGCCACTCAAAACTCTCTCAATCAAATAGAGAACACCAACAATCAAGCTCTTATAGATGCCGACTTGATATCCAAGCGGGGTCAGACTGTATTGGACAATTCCTACGCTCAAAGTGCAGCTCAAACTAGGGGCGCTAGAGCCACGGCACAGGCACAGTCGCGAGTAAACAAGGCACAAGCACAGGGCTCAATGGCATCGACTATCGGAGGTCTAGGTAGCTCCATCTTCAGTGCCGGTGGTGGCTTTAAGACTATCTTCGGAGCGAGACAACCTAACCCAGGATTTACTTTAAATGGAACTTAATTCTCCCCAAGAAAACCCTGCACCTCAAGAAGACTTCATGCCCGAAGAGGGCTCTATGCCTATCCCTATCGAGGAATTAGAAGGGGTTGATGAGAGTATCATCCCAGAAGCGGAACTAGAGGTCCCTAGGGACGACTACGCGCCCCCGTATAGCCAAGTCCATGCCAGGGAGAGGGCCTTCTATACGGCGGCACTGAGTGGCCCTACGTCCGTAGAGGACATGCTGGATACTTATCGTCGTACGCATACGGAGCTACAAACCTTCGGTACCAGTGAAGACATGGACTTTGTTCAAGACGTACTTGACAGAGAGACGGATGAAATCGGCAAGGAAACTATCAAGCAACTTATAACAGACCAAAGCATTCCTGCTGAAATACGTACGCAAGCTATGCGAGAGTACATAGATGGTAAACCCTTCAGCGTAGGTGCAGCAACAGCTTTTCACGATAAGTTACTGGACGATAATATCCCTACAAATAAAGTTGAAGCGTCTCGTAAGACAAATCTCCTAGAGTTCTTGACACAAAGAGAGCAAGCCCGGGGAGAAATGGCAGCGGTAGAGAACCGTGCGGCTGCTAAGGGTAACCTGAGCCTCTCAAGTAACCTCTGGGATATACTTCTAGTCTTGGCCCCGTATGCCGAGGGCACCTTGGCACAAGCAGCGAAAAAAGCAGCAGGATTTACCGAGGGCGAAGATTGGTACAACCCCACTATGGATATCATCATGAGCGGAGATACCATCGAGGAATACAGAGACGCTATGTTAAAAGTGCCCTTTGACAAACGTGCAGACCTCTTACAGAAGACCTACGATGCCCTTGGGGAAATACCCCTAGGTGATATTAACCGTATGTTTGCCATACAGGACCTTGGCGTACATGACTACGCGAAGTGGCAAGCGTATGTCTCCAACGCAGCAGGTATTATCGATACAGCTTTGTTAGGTGTACCCGTAGTAAAGAGTCTGTCTCGATTTTACAGGGCTGTCAAGGGTTCTACCAAGGTACACCCCTCTAGCCCCTTGGCCACTATGATAGCCGCTGATCCCAAGGTTGCTGCTAGAATAGCTGCTGAAGCTCTGTCGGCTCAAGGTAGAGGCGCTAATCCAGATCTGCTTGAGGCTCTAGGGGCTAACGCTGCGGAAATTGTACTGAACCTGATAACTCCTAAGCACAATATCGATGCTGCTATCGTAGGTGCAAGCCCTAGGGTCATTGACGAGCTAAGGAAGGTCGATAGAGTCTTGGCTGAAACAGCAGTAAGAACCTTATCGTCGGGTATTAACTCTACGCCTGCTGAAAAGATAGCCGCACAGGAACGAGTGTGGGACATGCTGCAAAATGTAGAAGGTGGACCTCAGTTATTCTCCGCTATGGGTGTTGTTCTTAAGAGAGAAGACCTCGCTCAAGCTGAGAAGCACCTTACTCAAATCGATACGGGAGAGATGTATCACGTCCTTGCCCCGTACGGGAAGAATGCGGATACAGGGTACGAAACAGCAGAAGAGGCCCTAGAGGCTGGGCTAAAGCTAGGCACTGACCCCCGGGAAATCTCGGTACTGTACAAGGATATGAAGACTGGGCAGTTAACGCCCTTGGACCCATCAAAGAGAGTTCCGAACAAAGGTCCTAAGCCTAACCCTGCAAGGGAAAAGGAAATCGAGCACATGCTTAGTAAAGAAGGGCGTGAAGCCTTCGATAAGCACCTGTTTGAGAACGAAGGGATGCTTGCTCAAGAGGTTAGGCTTGCTCTTGAAGGAGAGCTAGATACCTTAAAGGCAGCTAAGCAGGCCCCGCAAATCAGCGACGAGTTCTTCTTCGCTCGTACTTACACACACATCTACAA